TGGTCACAGCCATAACCGGACCAGTTCTCCACATGCTCCAGCAATGGGTGGAGAGCCGACTGACTGGTAAAATCCTATTTGCTGCAGGGCGGACGGTGCAAGACTTGGACTTTTGGCGAAATCGAGCAGTGGGAGGGAAGTGGTATGCCACCGACATGTCTAATTTTGACTCCTTGTTGAAGGAGCAACCGACCCATTTGATAAGAAGGTGGTATAAGACCATTTTGAGGAAGTATCCCAACTCCACCCGTCTGAAGGTTTTTTGGAAGTTGTTGAAGCATCAGAAATTAACTATGACTTCCAAGACGGTTAGTGGATACACGTTTGGAGTGCGGGGTACGACAAAGTCGGGGTCTTATGATACGTGTTTGTTCAACTCTTTGGTCAACTTGATTGTCACGGTCAGCGCAGTTTCTTATGTGTTGAACATTAGCGTCGAGACCCTGCTAGATTCCTCCTTCCTACTAGCTTTGATGGGTGACGACAATTCTTTCCACCTCCCGGACGAGTACGTGCAGAGGTTCGATGAGAAGGCATTCATTCGGTTTTTGAGAGATGTAGGCCTGGACGTCAAATTCGTTCAAGATCCAAGTCGTCGGCCGATATTTCTTAATTTGTTGCCTGTACCGATTGGAGTTCCGGACCATACGCGCGAGCAAGTCATGGGACGAGGGGAGAGGGTTGAAATTGATCCTACGTGTTTAGTGGTCCCCCCGGGGGAGGTAGCCCCTATGCCGGCTGCGGATTGCAAAGTGGCAGTCGTGTTGCCGATGTGTTGCGGAAAATCCACCTTGAAGAAGTTCGGACTGGTGGATCCAGATGATCATTTGTTGAAGGCTAAGACCACTAAAGGAAAATATGTCCGTTATCAAAAGATGGTCTTGGAGTCTAAGGCAGGGCTCTTTGCCTTCCATGATTTTTCTGTGGTTCCGGCGTCGGTTGACAAGATTGCCTATTGCGTTCTGGAAGAGGACGAAGTGAGACGGCGTTCAAATGGGAGAGGAACCAATGACGCCGAGTTGGCAGTTAGCAACCATAGGCTGGTAGAGGAGCAGGTAAGAGGAAGAAGTGATGCTGTTAGAATTAAGCCTGGCTCCTTAGAGCAATG